AATTATACTTCTAAAGATTGACATCAGAAAGCTGCAGACAGAGAAGGGCAGGCCGAGGAAGTCCTTCAACCAAGAAGGCTGACATGAGCAGCACGACTGCAATAGGTCTTACTACTGAAGTGATTGCAATAATCACCTTTGTGATAACAGTAGTGATCTTGGTGATACAGGTCATCAACTGTGTCACAATGATGACCCTCAAAGCTCTCACGTTAAAAAAGAGACTTGCCTTCTGCCAGGGGTGTGGGAAAAATGCTAGCCTTGTCATCCTTCCATGCAAAAACAAGGTGTGTATGGAGTGTGCTCTTGCAATGAGATGTCCAGTCTGCTATGAGGCATGCCTCTGGTGCGAGAACCCCGATGGGTCTCTCTCATCACTGGCCCTCATCAACAAAGAGAGGAACAGGGACAGGACCCCCCAGCCATAGAGCAACAGGGCACCAGCAGAAAGGCCGAGGCACAGAGGGGAGGAGCAGGACAGGAACAGCAGAAGAGGGGGAAGAACAGAACACCCCGGAGCGCCGGGGGCGGCACCGCCGCCCYCGGCGCTCCGGGGTCCCTCGGGTCGCCCCCCGTCCTGTGCTCAGTCCTCTAGCTCCTCCAGCTTGGGGCCTCCGGCCACCCAGTCTCCGTAGGTCATAAGTCTGTGTCCTTTGTACAGCAATGAGCCCACTGGACTGCTGACAAGAACTCCCCTCGATTTGTGGAAAACAAGGGTGGGACCCCTTGTGGGAAAAACCCTATCAGTCAGAACTAAAAACTCACCAAATGAATCCAAAAGGTGAAATCCCATGTTCATCACTTCTTCAAGAGAAAAAACACTGAAGATCCAGCCAACGAGATTCCATAGAGCACCAAATCTAGCTCTCGAAAGACTAGAGATTTCTCCCTTAAGTCTGGTTATGAAGTAGGTTCTCAGCAATCTCCAAAGTTCATCCCATTCAACATAAGACATCTGAGTCAACATTGATTCACATGAACTTGACTCCAGTGGAATTATATGTCCCATGAAGAGAAAACAGGGTTTCCCATCATTTCTTGAGGATTCAACTATGATGACATCTCTAAAATCTAACAAATCTAACATCTCTGGTTCTTCAAATTCGTCATCAGCAATTATTGACCTCTTCAGATAAATAAAATCTTGGAAATTTGCTCTTCCTTCATGTGTCACAAGAGTTGCCTGCATTTTGAGGTCATCACTGATCTGTTGAAAGCTTAGTTGAAGCTTTATGGGTTTATAGTTTCCAATCTTTGCTCCTACAATCCATGTACCATCTGGAAGGTGGTTCTCTGATGAACCCTCATAGTACACATGTGCATTTGTTGAGGATGGCTCATTAGGTTCATCTTCATTTAATCTATAGTGGGTTTCTCTCCCTAACAGGACTTGTTGAATATATCTCCTTATTTTTGATGTTTTATAGGATTTTAGGTCTTCTAAAGGCCTGTCGAATGGTGTTACCTTCACTGCGTCAAGTACCATAGTTTTATCAATTATTTTGGCTTCTAAGATTGAGTTCAAAATCATCCGGTTTGCTATAGCTTGTAACCTTTTCCTTGTTGATCTCTCTGAACCCACTTTTTCAAGTTTCATCGTTCGTCTCACTAATCTCTCAGGATTGTAGTAGTCCACCAAGACAACTGCTTCCTCCTGTCTGTCAATTCTACCATCAAATATTGATAAACCATTATTAGCACAGTCCATGAGAAGTTCCATTTCTGGCCTCACTTTCCATGAGTGTCTCATCAACAATCTTTTGTCTGGTGGCACAATGTCTTTTAGATATTTATCAAAGAGGTCGGGCATGCAGATCTCAACAGTGGCTGTTAGTTCATCTAATCCAAATCTGAACTCTGCAGTGTTTATGAGGGATGTCCTCATGTAGATGCTTTTATTAACCCTTTTGTCAAGGGTAGATTCATGTCCACAAACCCAATCACCAACAGCACAAACAGACTGCATCACAAGAGATGGGAGTACTTCTGCGACAGGTCTCGATATAGATCTAGAGTCCTTTAAGTTCAAGAACGTACCGTCTCCATTTCTTACACATGATCCTGATAAACTAATGCTCAAACCAATGAATCCTGTCACAACTGAACTCTGGAAAGCTGATCTTTCAAGTCCTTCTGCTATCAGCATCCCAAGGCCCTGCTTTGAGTACCTAGAGTAATGATTGATGAGCTTTTTCACCAGCAGATTTTCACATGTTTCATTTATGGTTGTACCCAGATTGAGTTTGCTTCTTACAATCAGCTTGAACTCCCCATGATGGGTTGGGTACCAGATTGTGATTCCATGTAAATTCATTTCACACACTTCGATCATTTGTTTATATGCAACAGAGGGAGCAATCAAAGAGTCCCGCAACTCTCTTATGATTTTGAGTAGGTCAAGTTTGATTACATCCAGCTTTGCCCTCTCAATTCCAGACTCCATCAACCAGGCTTCCAGTGACCTCAACTTTCTATATGCAAGACAGCCTTCTAACCAATCTTGTTGCCTAGTTTCAATGGGCTTCATTAAAGGGTCATTGACATAACCCAACCACCCTAGCATCTCGACCATCCTTTCTTTCACTGAATCTGCCAGTCTTAAAGACATTCCATTACAAATACCCTGTTCCACTATGGTGTCACATGTGTTGTATAGATCCATTGGCGTTTTGCATCTAAAATTGTTCATGGATGCTGCAAAGAACTTCACAAACAATGGCACCATTGTGGCTTCCACCTCAAAGTGAGATTTAAATTCCCCGACCAAAGGACTACAACAGAACTTTGGTGAAATATGTTTGTTGAGGCAGTTGGAAACCAAACAAAGGAAATTTATCATTGTTAACAATTTATCTCTCTGGTTAGGATCTTCATTTTTATATTTAAGATGAAATAAAAGAACCATATCATCAGATGTATTCATTGTGCTGGATCTGACATCAAAGAACTCCCGAATCTTAACAGTGATATATTCTGACACCAAAGAGCCATAAAGATCTGATGTATAGTGCAATATGCCTTGTCCCATGTCGAACCAAGAATGAACTTGTGATGGAACTGACTTGTTAGAGAGAATTGAGTTTATCATAAATGTTTCAAATGATCTCTCTTTGCCTATTAATCTCTCTCTTCTTCCAGAACTCACATCAAGAGCTGAAAGAACAACATCCTCTGCTAAGATCAGGGGTGTTTCAACAGCTTTGAACAAATGCCACTTTAATATTGTTTTTACAAATGAAAAATTCAAAGGCTTCCCATTTACATCATTGATGCTTTCCATAGATTCAAACATGAGATGATATTGAAGGGGGCTGTTATATGGGCCCCATTTAGAATGATCCATGCTTAAGACAATTTCATTCTCATAAAAGCTTCTAGCTATTCTTTTCATAAAGTTCGAGAATTTCTTATCTGAGTTAAGGCAGCTGTTGTGAAGCTTACTGCCTAAATTTCTTGAAGTCTCCTCCAAGACCCTGGTTATCAGTTTTGTGTCAGAGTCACCAACATATAACTCTCTTGGGCCTCCAACTTGCTCTTTAATAGCCAATCCAAACTGGAGAGGCTTGTTGTTTGGGCCTACTTCAGAATCTTTGACTTTTAGATTTAGTGTGGAAAAAAGAACATTCCTCAAGGTGGGTGCACCATATCTTATAGCAAGAAGTCTCTCTTGCAGTGCCTCAGAATTGGTGATTCTTGTGGATATCATACTTTCACCTCTATACTTATTGGAAATTGATAGAAATGTGCTCTGAGGTCCTGATCTATGATCATAAGTTCCTTGATAGTTGTTGAATCCTCCCCAAAGAAGTAAGAACTTAAAGCTAGAAAAGAACTCTCCCAATTCATACTTTGAAACAACCATACCTGCTGATATGTTTGTCACATCAATGGTATCTGCACCCTTCGGAAACTCAAGAGGGACTCTCCTCATAACTTCCTCAACAATTTTAACATAACTATCTTCCTCAAGAAGGTCGGTGGGGAGGTCTGACAACTTTGTACTATAAGTTGTTGATCTAATAAGGTCTCGAACTTCAGGACCAAGCAAGTCACAAACAACATCAAGAATCAATTTATGCTTACTAGCTTCTGGTTGATCATTAGCTTCTTTTGACTTCAATTTTTCCAAATCTTCATTGACTTCTTCCAAACATCTCCCCACTTGAAGAAGAAAACTGGTTAGGTCTTCTTCAGATTCAGTCTCAACTATGAGTCCCTGAATAATGTTTGAAAACTCTTCATAAGCCATTCTTGTAGCTCTCCTTCTGTTATTCTCAGTTCTCCAGATAGTTTTCCCATTCCCCTTCCCCTTCCTCTCCAACTTTGTGTTCCACTGCTGACCAAGTTCATCAGGACTGGACTTGACACTTTCCCTGTGTGACCTCACCACTCTCTTGTGGAGTCTCTCACTAATAACCCTTTTTAACAGTTTCTCTGTATCATACTGCTCATCCAATGTCTCACCATTAGTCGTTCTGGACCTCTTAAATGTACTTTTATTTGATGTCAAATCTAATATATCAACATTTGAAGTGAGGTAATCCTTTGGGTCCAATAACTGTTCACCATCACGACCATTAAATTTTTCAGTTGATAGCCAACTTAAAAAATCTGCAAGAATTGGCTCGTACAGGAATGGTTTGGTTTCAAAGGAGGGTTCATCACAAACTATAAAACTTTCAACCTCAGCTTCCATCCTTTCAACCAACTCATCAACAGTTTTGCAATTATAAATGAGGTTTGACATGAATTTGAATTTTGGGTTAAAAAACTTTTCATAACAATCTCTTAAATCTGACAGCCTATCAGGTGTCTCTTTTGTAATCAAGTGACACATATATGATATGTTCAATCCCCAAGTTATTTTCAAGAACAGGCCAATGTTTTTACATGATAAAATCTCATTTATTAACTCATGAGCATAATGTCTTAAAAAGAACTCATCATATGTTATGCAATTTCCCACAACCTTATCTTCTAAGTTCTGATGGTGTATAATGGACAATGCATCCATGATGTAATACCTTTGGGATTGAAGCTCTATTTGAAGCCTTTTTGTTGGATTCGTCAACACCCCATAAATCAAGTATTTCAGCTTTCTTCTCAACTCATCCAACTGGTCTTCTGAATATTCTGATGAAACTAAAAAATCATTAACTGATCTTTGTTTCTCTATTGTTTCTTTTAATCTATCAATGTCATCATGAATTGGGTTCACCAGCATCATTAGCTGGTCAATTAAGTTCTCAATGGGTTTTGTACTAAAAAGGAGGGGGAAGATTCTTGAGGGGTTTATGTTGAATGAAAAGAAGGAAAATGACTGTAAGGGAGAACTTTCTTTGTCTCTCACTTTACACAATAAACTAAAAGCCTTTTGGCCCTCACCTGTACATTTGTACAATAGAAGACATCCACCGATTGACTGGAAAAAGAACTCTTCTTTTTCACTTGCTCTAGGTGTGCTTCTTGTTTTCTGAGATAGTACTAAGTTGAGAGCTACCTTCTCAATAGTTCTTGACTCCTCAGATGTTATTGCTTCATCAAACTTGCATGGAAAATCATTCAATTTCTTTAGCTGTAGTTTAGGCTGTGGAATGGTTCTATTAAATTCTAATTTCATGTATGCTTCTCTCAGTTTTAGAGGTTCTACCAGGGTGACTGATGCATCGATTAGGAACTTCTCCAAAAGATGCAACTCTTCTTTCCTTTTCTTGTTACCAACCTCATTTTGAAGATGTTGAAGTGATCCTATCATTTTCATCATAAGCCTCTGGTAAGCCTTTACTGATGATGTGATTGAGTCAACAGTCACTAGTCTGTCGTTAACACTCGGGAACCAGCCTTCAGGAAAATCTTGTCTGTCTTGTATTTCCAAAAAAAGTTTTAGTGCAAGATAATCATAAACCCTGTTTTGTCTCCTTCTTGTATTTAGAAGATTTAGTGATTTCAGCTTATTTAGTGAGCTTAAATGGCTGGTCTTCAGATTCAGACCAATGCTTGAGTGTCTCATTAGTTCTAGGAGCCTTAGCTGAGCATCTTCTCTTTTGAAATTAGAAATTGACTCTGTTATTTTGGGGCCTCTCCACTCGAATGAAAAAGGCATTTTCTCTTCATTTTCAGACATCCAGAGAAACAGATCCTTATATGGATCACTAGTTGATTCAATGTCAAAGATTAAACTCTGTCCCTCAAACTCATCTGTTAATGTCCTGAAATCATAGCTTGTTAATGATCTTTTTAACTCTAAGTAATCTTCTTCTGATACCCATTCATGAACATCTGTGGTGTAAGATAGAATGGAGATGGATGTTGACAAAAGCTTGAACATCAGGGATTCAGGTATGTTGTTAATTCTAGGCTTTCTCTCTGAGATGGTTATTATGTTTAGTGACCAGCCAATTGGCCTCAAAACATCCTCAATACCATCATATTTTGCTCTATCAAGTTCGACCTTCCTATTCTGATCGCCTGGCTCTGCCCTTGTACTGGCTTCTAAAATAGAGATTATATTATTCTTGCCATCAATCAAATACCCATCAGGTATAATGGTTTTCACAGTCTCATGAGGACCTATAGCCTCGTCGAGAATATTGTTCATTTCTATAAGTTCACCGTTGAACTTAAGACCAGTATCCCTGCAACAGTTCAGCTCATGTATGGTAGATCGAAGCTTAATGGCCCTCACGGCCATCTCACCACTGACATCGGAGATCCATCCTGGCTTATACAGGTCTCTTTCATAGGAAAGAACTTGTAACACTATCTCTTTGAGCCTTTTGAGTTCGAC